ATAAATATTAGAATTTTTAGCATAAAACAACAAATGTTTTTTAAATCTAATTTGATTTTATCTGATTTTCAACAATTTGTAAACTCTCACATTTCTAAGATTTGGGAACAAATCTAAACTTTTCATGGGTATCAACTAGGTATTTATTTTTCATCCCTTAGCCACTGTGAAAGGCCAATTTTCACAAATAATATCCTATATTAACAACGTATTTTCTATCCCTTTTCGTCCCTGTGATAATTAACTAAAGGCCTCCCATTGAGGGTATTCAGAGATCAGGGCGCCCCCTTTTCTCACATTTCCCACGGTTTTCCCGCTGCCCGGCGGGGGCTCCAAGCTTCTTGCCACCCTTTTCGGACGTTCGGTTCAGTAAGAAACCATACCGGGCGGCGCGTCAGAGGGTCAAGCCATAAATCTCTGTTCCTTTCAGCCTTAGACGCAGAAAAGCCTCACCTTTTGGGGTGAGGCTTTTCCAGGAGGTTAGTAAAAGGTTTGTATTTTGGCGTCTTGCTTATCCCAGCCTGCGTTTTTTGCCTAAGACAACCGCGATTCCCGCGCTCGCCGCGACTAACAGGCTTATAACAATAATCGGCACCGTCATTCCGTCGCCGGTCTGAGCGTTATTATTGTTCTCTGTCCCGCTGCCGGTTCCGGATTCTGTTCCGCCGCTTTCAGAGCCGCTGCTGCCAGTTCCAGGTCCTTCACTGCTGCCTGGATCCTCGCTAGAGCCCGGATCCTCGCTGCTGCCGGAGCTCTCCTTCACGGTTACGGTAAAGGCCGCCGTCTTGGTCACGCCGCCCTCGGAATAGCTGACAGTGACCGCCGTGGTGTTGGCTGCCATGGTGGTGGGGCTGCAGGTGTAGCCGGTGACGGTCTTTTTGCTGCCGTCCGCCATGGTAGCGGTGACCACCATTCCCGCGCTGTTGAACGTTTCGCCGGTGAAATAGGAGGTTTTCGTGGGTGCATGGGTCACCGCGATACTGGAAAGGTAGTTGCTCACGGTAATGGCCTGGGTGCAGGTCTTACTCACGCCGCCCTCTGCGTAGGTAATCGTGATCGTGGTATTGGACAGTCCCAGGGCGCCGGTGGGCGAATAGGTCCAGCCGCTCACCACGCGGGTGGCGTTGTCCGAATATTTGGCGGTAATCACCATTCCGGCGCTGCTGAACTTCTCCCCGTACTTGTAGGCGGTTTTCGTTGGTGCCGTCGTCACGGA